AACCATACGACACAGTAGAACCACCTTGATAAATTGCTCTGACTTTATATACATCTGGAACACCTAAAGAAATATCTTCGTGTTGGTATCCTAATCCATAAATTGTTGGGTCAGCAGTATTAACATTTATTACTGTTGACCTCTTCATGGTCTTAGTTGCATGACCAGTAGATGATCTTACAACTGTATAAACAACTTTACAAATTACACCATTTGCTGGAACAGCACCACCACTAATTTCTAAAGCATCTGTACCAGCACCACTGAATGTTGTTGCACCTACTGGAATAGCTGCACCAGTTGATTCGTTTGTTATTACATAATCTGTAACACTTTTCGCAGCAAATGTTTCTCCAGTGTCAGCACCAAGTGAAAGTTTACTACCTGCTACTGTAACCAGTTCTTGTCGTCTTACTACTTCTCTAGTTGCACTAATTGTTTTAACACCTTTATGTGGTACTCCAGAGATTGCGACTGTTTGGTCTGGTTTATATAATTTTGGTCTTGACCTAATGATAGTACCATCAAAGGCAGCTGTTAGGTCTGCTGTTAAGTCAGCAGAAGTATCTGATGCAACTGTATTAACAATTCCAGTTTCACCATGTGGGAATAAAATCTTATCTCCCTCTTCTAATTGATTTGTAAATTTGGATGCAGTACCAACCAATGCATCTAAATCACCAGACGCAATATATGCTGTACCAGTCAATGAAACATTGTCATCCAATACTAAGTCTGCACCAAAGGCAGCTGCACCACCTTGATTAGCAGCAGTTTGATGTATTCTTCTTACTCTATGAATGTTGTATGATCTTGGTTTTGTCCCACTAATTGTTGCAGTATTTGATGAATCGTCTTGTCTTGTTATTGTTTCATCTGCTTGGAACACACCAGTAACATTGGTAACATTTACTACTGCACCAGATTGACTGTAAACTGTTCCTATTGCATTACTTGACGAACCTTTAATCTTAGCACCAGCGGCAAAAGTAACTGAACCAGTGTTTGTAATCTTAGTAAACATCTGTATATCGAACAGATATACTCTATAGTTCGTACCATCGTTATCTACTGCACGAACCCTAGCAGTACCTATTGCACTACCACCACCATTACCAGAACCAGATGAACCCAATGCAGTATCATATAATAAAACTGTATTATATGGGTTAATGGTTCCTTCATCACCAAAGTCTGGTGAACCATACATGTTTTCTACTTTAATGAAGTTACCAATTCTAAATGGTGATTCAACACCAGTATGTGATTTAGTATCTCTTGCCTTATCGAATGTAACAAAACTTTGTGATGATTTGTTTACTCGATACCCTTTAACATATGCTGTACCAGCAGATATGTTTGCAATAAACTTACTATGGTCTCCTTTAGGTGTATCTGTTGATTTGTAGATACCATTGTTCGTTTCGTTATTAAAGTGTTCTCTAAATGAAACTGAGAAAGGTTTTAGTGAATAGTCTCCACTCTCATCATATGTTCTTTGTGCAAGAGAGTCTTGTAATCTTGCATATTCTGTTATTTCTGTCTTTCTTGTTACAATACCTTTTTCAACTCTCATCAATTCGATGAAGTTAGTTGAGTCTGTTGCAGTTATAGATTTCTTTGCAAGAGTTAATGTTATTTGAAGTCTGTTTGCGCCTGGAGCATTTTCATTTGTCGATCCAGCTGCATTATCTAACAAACTTGTATCTAATGTAGAATCTATTAAAGTTTCTGCAACATCTAATCCAATCTTGTAGGATGGTGTATTAGAATATTTTTCTAGAATTAATGTTTGTTTAGGTACTCGAACAAAATGTCCTCTAGTGTATACAATACCTTCTGCAATACTTACTGCACTACCTTGTACAGAACCCACATCTGATAAACCAGTTTGTGAGAATACTTTAAATTCATTATTGTCGGATGCAGAAGTGTATGCACCAGTGGATGCATTTGCAGTTACACGAGATATCTCTTCTCCATCTTGGAATTCATCATAGAATGTAGAACCAGAGTTTCCAGTTCTAAGATATTTTACGAATAGTGTTAGTGGGTCAGAAGTTGTTTTGGCAGCTGTTTCTACGACCTTTGCAACTACTCCTGTAGTTTCACCTTGATATATTTTACTATTTGCATCTGCACGAAAGGATTCGGTAGATGTAGTTCCACTTCCATTTGGATTAGTATCTTCAACCTTTACTGCAAAATACTTATCGTCATAAGTGCATCTTGCACCCATAACGATTGCACCTTCTTTAAATACATGGTTACCAAATCTTTCGATTTGAGCCTGCAATATCGATTGTAATTGTGTTAGTTCCCTTGCCTGTATGGCAACTGATGGTTTAAACAGAACTCTATGAAAATTCTTAGAGTCTGAGTAATCATCATAATAGGGACTAACATTAAGGTCTGTCTTTTGAGCCACTGTTAGTTATCCTACATTTCTATAATTAATTTGATGTCCTCAATCTGGTCAGCAGCCCTTGCTACTGCACCACGATTTTCTATGTATACAATGTCCCCAGAGTTTCTTTGAACTTCTGGTCTTGTTGAATCTACACTAGAGATTGTTCCAAGATTGTCCCCAGCAGAACTATAAACAGTATCACTTGCACTAAAGTCATTGTATAGGTCTGTTGAACCAGTAGATGGTAAATAAGATACAATCCTATTTGTTGAGTCTACTGAAACTACGATACCCGCTGCACTACCAGCTGCAAGAGTAGATGCATTTCTAATCTTGTCATCAACTGATGGCATAGTAGCACCAGATGCCATTGTAAAGGCATTAGTTGCACTTAATGTACTTGCACTTGATAAAGTAGTTGTTCCTAAATTGGTTGGGTTTACAATAAGACCTATTTGTCTGAAATCGTTATCAGTTGGGAAGTCTCCACTTCCTTCTGCATACTCAAGTCTTGAGTTAACGATAACATAGTTTCCACCTAGTTCTTCAACTGGGTCTGCACCATGTCCATTCTTAGGACTTACTATAACATCAAAGGTTGCACCATTTCCAGAACCAGCAGCTGCAACAAAAGTTGCATTGTTTATACTTGCTACTGAATATCCAGAACCTACTGCATTAATTGTTGCCGCTGATACTGCACCAGATGATACTGTTATACTTGCAGTTCCAGAAGAACCATCCCCTGCGATTGCAACTGTATAAGTTCCATTCGTATATCCAGAACCACCAGCAGTTACTCTGATATGTTCTATAGTTCCATCGACTGCACCATTTTCTACATCCCATTGTGCTGAACCATCATCAGAAGCTGCAGTATTCAATGCACCAGCATCACCTTCTACAGCAGCCTTTGCACCAAGTGTTTTAACTGGTATAAAGTCTGATGTTACGAATTTGATAACTTCTGATGCAGATAAAGAATACATAAATTTCCATTTGTATCCATCTGATTCGGTTGGTATTGCAACAGTAGTGTGGTCTGGTTTAGCAGTAGAGTTTGCCCCACTGTTATTTGAGATACATTTGTAGACATTATAGTCATCTGTCATTACATAGAATGTAGATGCCCATAGTGTAGATGCACCACTTGTTGCTGTATTAGAAGATGAGTAATTGTGTCTATACTCATCGTATGCTGTTCCACTTGTCCAATCTCGTCTTACAATGGCATGACTTACATCTGTGGAAGCTACTTTCTTAAGTGCTACCATATTTGCATATGCGTCAAACTCATCATTTAAAGAGTCTACTGGAGTCGGCGGGTTTGAATCGTCTGACCATGCAGATGGTCTACCAATAAACATATACATGTCATTTCCAGACTCCGAAGCAACTTCACGAAATTGCTTTGCATTGTGCAAACGAAATTTTTCGGTAATAATCGCTGCCATTTGTTTTTCCTTCCTCTATTTTTAAAATAAAAATTTAATTAATATAAGGTATTTATATAACTTTTAAGCACCAGATTGAACTGATGCAGAAAAAGTTAGACTTGTTCTCATACCATCATTAATTTCTAATTCTGATATAGGTATATTTCCATATAAGGTACTTATATCACTAATTTTAACACCCTCGTAAGGTGCTTCGACTAAGAGTTTACCAGTTTCATTTTCCATAAGGATATCATCACCCTTATCCCAATTATTGCCTTCTGTTGGAGTTGTTCCAACTGCATTACCAGACTCTTGTCTAAGTCTTTCTTCAAATTCAAGGGTTGAAGAGAACCCCATTTTAGATATATCACCCAGTGTTGGCCCAACTGCTATTGTAGGAGTTGGTATTATACTAGATGCCATCTCTTGTACTAAGACACTATCATCCTCGAATATTATTCTTCCATGATCTTCATGTCTTAGGTACATACTTCCAAAGTTTGGTGTTCTTTCAGTTACTAATTTAACTGCAACTTCTATATCTGTTGCATCTTCTATTTGTATCTTACCACCATCCTCTAGTAATAATTCTTCTGTTGGGTCTACTACCCAACCATTGTTGTAATATTGTTTTCCATCTGTAGTAACACTTGCATTGTATTCTTCCCATTTAGGTTCTAACATTAGATGTCCATGATCTGGTTCTGCAACTAATCTAGAACCATCTTCTGCAAGTAGTTGTTCGTGGTCTGAAATCCTAACTGAGTTATATCGTTTTGAATCAGATGGAACTTTATGTTCTGTTCTTCCTGTTGCAAGGTTATTCAATATTGAATCTCTACTTGCACTTTGTATTGTATCACCCCAATCTAAACCACCAGTTATGTTTAGGGTTGTTGCTGTATTAGATGCAGACTTGTCTTGTCTTGTTCCTTGTTGGTTTGCATCTTCCTTTGCAGAAGGAACTGGGTTTAGTGTTCTACCAGATTTAGTATTTGCACTTGCAAAGGTTTGAGTTACAATAATATTCTTAGTTCTATTCTTCATTACAGTGTCATAGAACTCGTTAGGTTCTGATGCATCAAGAACCTTACCTCTACCTATAAATCCATTTAGATAATCTGCATGTGCATAAGGTTCTGCACCACCTTGTGTTGCTGTCTTACCACTTACTGATGTAACTGGTTCTGTTTGTATTTGTTCTACTGGTTCTGACTCGAATGCATAATGTATCTCTGCTTTAGTCGCAGTAAAGTATGTTGTAGATAATGCAAGATTCTTAATTGCTTCTGTTGTAAAGTCTTCTCCATTATGGTTTGAATCCCATTTTAATGCACCACTATAAAGTACAAAGAATTTGTTCTCTGTATCGTGTTCCATAACACGAGCTTTTACTCCAGATGTTGCACCTACAACTTCTGTACCTATTGGTAAAGTGTTATCTAATGTGGTATAATACATTCTATGATGTGTATAGTGTGGAAGAATATCAAGTTCTTTAATGACTTCGTGTCCACCTGCTTTTACATTTGCACGAATTATTCTATCGTACAATCCAACATCTGATTCAACAATGTCTTCTCCAGCAATAAATGCTTGTCCAGAACCTTGATCTTTTTTAACATTTTGTTGTACTACTGAAGCAACCTCTGCTTTCTTTCCAGATGACTCACCAATAATACCCCAAGGCAAGTGTAATGCATTTTCAGATGTTTGGTTAGTCTGCCATGCTTCTTTACTTGGTACTGGTAGGTTCCACCCAGAGAAGTGATTATTATCTTCGTCAAAGTTTGAACTTACATTAACTGGGTCTTCGAGTAAGTATTGTTTTATTGCTGTGTTGTCTGGTATTAAATTTTCTACAATTATAAATGTTGGGTCTGCAACTAAGTCTCCTTCCGAATCTCTTTCTCTATCTACAACCTTCATCCTCAATGTACTTAAATCACCACTTGCAGTTTTAAATTGATTCTGGTATACTATTTCACCAATTGTAAAATCTCTTGCACCAGCAGGACTCATTGAATCTAATTCTAATGTTAATTTCATTCTATCATTAACTAAGAATCTTTCTGATGTCATTACACCTTCATCATTTTCTAGTAGGATATTATCACCCTCTCCATAGAATGTGTCTACAGTTGTACCTGTCTCTGTTCCATCTTCCAGTATAATTTTAACTGGGTCAATCTTAGAACCAATGTATAGAATAGGTACGAATGACCTTGTAGTTCTTGTTCCATCAAAGTTTGCATTATAGATGTCTGCACGAGAATCTATATCTGAACTAATTGCAACTTCTCCAAAGAAGATTGTACCTGCTGGGTTTAATAACTGTTTGACAATGGAACGATATTTGTTTATACTCTCACCAACCTTAATAACATATGAGAAGTCTTGGTAGTAATAAGAGTCATGAATTCTTTGTGATGTTACAGATGGGAATCCTTTATCGTCTGTATAGTTTCCATCTATTTTTGCAACTACTGGATTTGTTGCACGAGATGTAGCAACATTTGTTCTTACTATATCGAATGTTTTTGAATCTGATGCAGTTACAGTTTCACCTTCTTTGAATACACCACTTATACTTGATATGTAAAGTAACTTTCTATCTCCATCAAAATCTTTTATTGTTCCTGTTGCACCAGATATTCCACCAGTTATAGTTGTGTCTGCAATTAATGGAGCACTTATATTTTCTATGACCATTCTTTGAGGCCATGATGGAAGACCACCAGACTTGTCAAAGTGGTTACCTTCTGTTATAATTCTTAGTTTACCTGCTGTACCAATGTCTTTACCAAAACAACTTAAGTGTACTCCAATACCAGTTGTTAAATCTGTATCTTTAACTGATGCAGTAATATTACTTCCAACTCCCCTTGATACTTTTATGGTGTCATCAACTGATGGTATTGTTGTAACTGTTGAAGTACGATCTTTTGCAATTACTAATTTTTTAATTTCAGCATCGTGTTCTACAATAGTTCCCCAAGTAGTTGAACCACTACTGTCTACTAGAGTGTCTCCTACCCTAAAATCGTTATTTTTTCCTAGACCAGAAAGTGGTGCATAATCTTTATAGAATATATGACCACCAGCAAACACTTTAGGTAATGAAGTATAACCATATCCTTTATCAAGAACATTAACTCTTGCAACCGATCCTGTTGGAGACGGCCCAGATTGGTCATAAATTAAATTACCTTCTCCAGTTCCCTCTTCCAGAACTAAATGTGTTTCTTCTGGTTGTGCAAAAATAAGAATGTTTGTTCCAGCATTACCAACATAATTGGCATGTGTATTGTCTGCATAGTCTCCAGTAAATGTTACTGAACTACCAGTAAGTGTAAGATTAGCATCACCTTTTACATGTTCGTATACAGTAAATGAAATAGCACCACCTTGAGATGCAATGGTTTGACTTTCATTTGATCTTTTAACCAGAACCATAACTTTCTCTGGGTCATAAACCATCATAGAGTTATGAGCATCTCTACCAGTAAATGTTACTTGTCCACTAGTTGCAATATATTCAAATGAACCAAATGTGGTTCCAGATTCCAACATAATGTTTCCAGATGTTGAACTAATTTGTCCTAATGCAAGACTACCACCAGAGTCCCTATCATCAAAGACAACATAATCTCCACTAGAATATCCAGTACCTTTGTTTGCACTGTCTACAAATATTTCTTCTATACCACCAGATGTAATCTCTCCAACCATTGCTGTTGCAGCTTGTCCAACACCTTGTTCTGATTGTGGAAGATTAATTGGTACTTGATCGGATACCACATACAAAGAACCTTTAGAGTATTCTTCTGAATACATTGAACCTTGTGATACTGATTCTGTACTTGTTGTATTAACTGTTTCTCTAACCATCTTAGGTAAAGAACCATGTACTTCATTTAGATCAGTAATACCTGTGGTTGCTTCTTCTAAAACTAAACTACTTCCTGTCAGTCCTAGATATTTTGGAACCTGTGTTGTTTGTAAGTCATCTTCTAATAAGAACCCTTCTGATACTTCTGATTCTGCACCAACATTACCTGTCCCATCTTCCATTTGTATTACAACAGAACCCTCTGTATCAGATGCCCCACCAGCAATACCTCTGACAGTAGCATAGTGGAACTTTAAGGGGTTTTCTCTACTCTGGAGTTCTACAGTATCCCCTATGGATAAAGTCCCTAAGAATGGAGTTTCTACCCTTATAGCATATACATTATCACCTTCACCAGATGTAACCCTTGTGGTCTTATCTACTTGAATATTGGTAATAATATCTTGGGCTGCATCTCTCTTGATTATTCTACCAAGAGGATAGTCCAATAGATTATAAGGTGAGTATAAGTGTAATAGTTCGGTTTCTACCCATCCAGATGTAGATGGTTGTACTACATTATCTTGTGGGTAAACAATTGAAATGTCTTCACCATATAATATCCTAAAAAGGAATTGATATGATGCAAGACTACCTTTTGCATTGTATATCTCTGAGATATGTTTTGCAAGAATTCTTTTATCTGCAATGACTGAATCATCAATCATTGGCATGAAGTCTTCTCTAAAGTATTGTAAGAAGTCTCCAGTGGTCTTATCTACATCTGCATATGAGAGTAGATTATTACCTGCCATTAATGAGTTACCTGTAAAGGAACTTACCTTTGCAGTGTACCCACTATTCTGTCCTACGATTTCTTCATCTATTAAGAAATGGGATTCGGTAAACAACTCTATGTAGAGTTTATGATTACCATTTCCTAATACATCAATTCGTGCTGTTGCACCAGATGTAGAACCTACGACATATTCTCCTACTTGCCAACTACCTTGTTGAGTTATATCAGTAGCAGAATTTCTTTCTAATAGAAACTTAGTAGTAACAACTGGAGAAGGTGCATAGGTTGCTGTCTCTTGGACAAGACTCCCATCACCATCTTCCAGTGCTACTGTTTCTAATTCAGTTCCTTCCTTGTATACTAATATTCCTTTTTCAAGAAAGTCAAAGTATGCTTCAAGGAAGGTCTGAAAACCCTGCCCTTCTTCGGACATATAATTAGGCAACAACTCTGAGAGTTGGTCTTTAATTCTGTCATGAAGAATAGGCATGATAAGTTATTAAGCTATTGCTCCACCTTGATTAGATAGAACTACCCAACCATAGGTTGCACCAGTGTAAAGCATAATTACACAATCGCCTGGATCGGCAACAGTGATTTTTGTACCACCAGTGAAAGTTCCAGAAGGAGTAATCTCACAACCAGTACCACCACCATCTGCAACTACACAAATGAACTTGACCTGTCCAGTGCTTCCATTAGGAAGTGTAAGGACATCAGTACCAGAACCACTGATAGTTACATAGTGAGCAAATTTACCAGCAGTTGCTGTAGCAGCATTACTACTGAAAGTAATTGCTTCTGCACTTTGTGCGAAACCCAGATAATCTGGAAGATTCTGTAAAACATTACTCATAGATACTTTCTTGTTTACTGGAGTTCCAGATGGGTCGTCAATAACATGTAGCAAGTCTTCACCTGCTATACCTGTGCCCAAGTCTGTTAGGGCTGTTACTTTTTTATCCGCCATTTTAGTTTCCTCGCTAAATAAGCATTAATTTAAACCCACACCATGTGGGAATTCTACTCCATGCATATACATGGATCATAGTTTAGGAGTGTGAACTAGAGGATGTGTATCCTACTCCAGCACTCGTATCACCAGATGCAATAGAGTCTGCGACTCCAGTTGCACTTATCAAAGATGCATTTATATCTAGAAGGTTATTTCTAAATGCAACTGCATCGTATGAACTTGGTACGATGGTAAAGTAAATGGTATCATCTGTATTAGATGTTTCTGTTATGTGTATACCATTAATAGTTATTTTACCATTCGTATAATCTACAGTTCCCGCTTCGGAATCTGCATAAACTCTTGTGGAACCAGAGAAGTAATATCGTCTTAGAACTCCAGTACCATCATCGTCAAAGAAAGATGTAAACGCATCTCCACTCTTGACAAAACCTGTTGTTGTTAATATACCACCATTTGCTTTATTGTAACCAGAATGTGGATTGTGGAATTTGTTTCCAGCACCAAACTCTACAGTATAACCTTTAGACTCTCCCAGAGTTGGAGAAAGAGTTTTTCTTAACTTAGTTGTGGTTACATTAGATAGTATACTTGATTCTGCATTATCTATATCAGATTGTAATACAGATGATCTGAATACTGAATCGAATCCAGATAGATGTTTTGTATCGTGTGCAATCATGGCAGCCTTAACTAGTGTTTCTAATTCACTAGATGTCTTAGTTGTTGCACGAGGATTAAATTTGAAATTGGATGTTATAATTACTTCTATCACTTCTGCATCAACAATGTTTGGTCTTACTGTCAACATATTTAGTCCTCTTAAAGAGGTCTTTAAATTTGACTTCTCTGTTGATGTTAATGTGTTTACTGTTTGTGAAGGTTTAATAGAAATAAAGACTTTACCATATTGTGGTGGTTCGTTATCTTCACCACCCCAGACTGCAATAGAATCTGCGCCTGGATATAAAGTTTGTAGTTTAGACTTGTAGTCATCTACTGTAACTAGTCTGTTCTGAGATGTATAGAACTTAGAGGCTGCAAACTTAATTGATTCTATAGACTCTTTATCCTTACCACCAGATGCATTGATACCAGTAGTAATAGTTACATCGGAATTACCATTTATGTTATCAGTCATGGAGAAGGTTTTTGCACCATTCGCATGAACTGGATTTGTAACAAGGTAAGAGATATTAATTGTATCACCATCTAAAGGTTCTGCACTGACATTACCATCACCAAAGTATATCTCAAAGTAACCTTCGTCATTTTCTTGTACATACCAAACTTTGGATTTAGAATTTACAGAAGAGATATCTTTTGCTTGAGTCCATGCAGAAGTAGAAGTACCAGAAGTAATAGTAATCGAAATACTAGAGGTATCAACATTTGCTTCTGTCATTGGGAATCTTTGGTTTTGTATTTGAGAGTTATACTTATAGATATCTGTATTCATACTTCCTTGATGAACCTCTAGGTTCTCGAATAGGAATACATTGTTATTAGGTGATATTGTTTTTGTGTTAAGTACCACGAAAGGGTAGTTTACACCATCAAAGGTTGTCTTGAACTTATGTCCTCTATTAATCGTTAGAGATGTCGGTGTAGTTCCACCTACTGTCGGTGAGTTAACTTGGACATTCAATGAAGCCTTACTTGCAGTTGCAGAAGTAGGTGTGTAACCTATTTCTTTCGCACGAGAAACTACATTCTTTCTTATTTGTGCTGTATCTAAGAACATCTCAGATGCAACCATATTCGCATTAAATGCACTCACATGAGAACTGTATGAAAGAAGGTCTAATAATAAACTTATATTACTTCCTTCAAAGTCGTAGTCCTTAAGTGCAGTCTGACCCTTAAGATATTCTTTAAGGTTTGCAGAGATGGAATCAAAATCCAAATCTGTTATATTTACTTGATTACTTTTAACCGCCATTTTATCTTACTCTCTTTAATAATACTGTTAATTCTTGTGGTTCTGGAGAACCAGTTACACCATAGTGAATTGTTAGATTTAACGCATTGTCATCTTGGTCTGCATAGAAGATATCGTATATCTTAATACGAGGTTCCAATTCCTGTATGGTTGATTTAATTTCTTTTGTAATACTCTTTATAGTTATTGCATCATTGGGTTCAAACAATTCACCTATTAGGTTCGCACCAAAGGATGGTTTGAAAGGTCTCTCATAATGATTTGTCAATAGAATGTTTCTTAATGACCTTTTAATTGCTTCCTTGTCTTGTTTCAGCACCAAGTCTCCAGACTGAGGATGTGCTGTTAAATTAATATCTAGGTCGGTGTACCACTTTCGTGCTACATTCTTACCTTTATTCGGAGTTACATTCATTTGTGCCATACTATTATTTATACGACTTTATTGAAAGGGATTGACATAGGGGTACATAAAAGTGTATAATAGTATTCTAGTTTGGGATTGAATCTAAATTAAGTAGGTTCCACAGAAGGTGCCCGAGGAGTAGTCTCCCTTGACTTGAAACAATAGTAACCAAGAGCTGATGACGACAGTGAGGTAGGAGTCCCAACCAGAGAGTCGATTCGACAACAGTGAAGACTGGTTTATGCAGACGACTCTCGAAAACGACCCATCGATCTAGGTCAACAAGTAGTTGCATTTCGGTGGGTCTTTTTTTACGCTATTATCTTTCGTAGGAAGGTCAGACAGACCATTATCCCAATTAGACTAATTGCGTTGTACCACTTCATTAGAAATGTTTCTCAATGTATCGATGGATACCAATGTATGCAACAATAGCAATGCAGATTACTATTTCCTTTAGGAGTCCCAGAATTTCTGTAAGTAAGACCATATTAGATTACATATTCTTGACATGTAAGATGCTTGGGACTATGCCCTGTACAGACTGTAACAGTATCTTTTTCAAATTGTTTAAATTCAAAATCATTTTGAGTAGTTGCACATCCAAATGCGAAGAAAACAACTAGGAGTCCCATAAAGATATGAGTCCAAGTTTTTGAAGGTTTCATTATTTTTCCTTAGATTTAATAAGATTAAACACAAGTGTATTACTTGACTAACACACCCAAATATTTATAATGGATAGGAGTCCCAATAGATATAATTATGTACATTTGTTTATGCAATGCAATAACAGAATCAGACTTAGAGAAAGACCCATTTCTTATTAATGTAATAGGAAATAAATGTGGTACTTGTATTAGGAGTCCCATAGAAGTCAAAGATGCTGTCTATGTAGTAGATAATCGTGATATTGACTTTCTAGAGAGACATTCGGAATAATTCTTCGTAGGAGTCCCAACTCCGAAATGCTTATCGAATTCTCAAAAGAAGAACTACTTACCCCTTAAGGACTATGCTAGGAGTCCCATAATAGGTATACCCCCCCTATAAGCTCAGAGAGGCATCAAAGCGTTACTCTGGTACTGTCCAGTTAGGATTGTATGGTGTACTACCATCTGGGTTGACATCTGAGTTAGGATTACTATTATACTCTATAGCAGGAGAGGTCGTTGAGGTTAACTCTGCGACTGCTTCAAGGCCTTCTGGTAATGCAATACTCTTAGGCAGTCCTATTATACCAAAGAGGTCGCAGAATGTAAAGGGAATAAATGGTATCTTTATGCCTATCTTCTCCAATAGACTCATTACCTTCTCTATCCATAGCTCTAACTGTAGGATAGGCCAATCGATTGCAAACTTCCTAAAGTTCTCCATCATTCGTGATACTCTTCTTGCAGTAGATTGTACTTTCTCCTCTATACTACCACCCATGATGTCCATGATGGAGAAACCGAATACACTAAAGGCCTCTAGCTGCTTCTCCACTTCGGCCAACCAGTCCCCACCTTGTTTCTTTGCATCCTCAATCATGGCCTTGAAGAAACTCTCTGGGTCAAAGGACAACAGGGCTGGCAATGGGAGAATCCCCAGAGACAATTTCTCTACTAGCTCTATGGCCTTTGCAAATGCTTTCATCAGTAGACCATAGATGCCAAGAGAGAGTTGCTGGATGATATATTCCATCATCTTTCTTATACCCATCTCATCATGCACTATACCCATCTCTTTCCACATATCACCCATAGAGGATGGAAGCATCTTCCTATACTCCTCAAAATTGTCTTTGATTTTCTGAATTAATTGGGCCTTGTATTCTGGGTCTTTAAAAAGGGCCACTATATCTACAGTAAACCCTAGAGGTGTAGGTACATTGATGTCTATAGGGATAACCTTCGTTACAATCTCCACAATTTTGACTTGACAAATGAACTTGAACTCGTTATGTATACACTGTGCTAAATCTTGCTTTTCCCATTCGGGGCATTTTACACTACCATCTGGTATATACGACAAAGGGAAATTACCTAGTGCATCTTCGATACCATCTACAACTGCTTGCACAGCTGACACTTTAGTTAGTAGTTTATCATCCAGTGTGAGAGTTGCGATTCGTTCCAGTTCGGCAGGGAGAGCAGCCAGAGAACCTAGAGTCTGTTGCAAATCCTTTACTGATGGGAGTAAAGTATCTGGACAATCCATCTGTGGTATACTAATCATCTCTCTCTTCGTCCTCTCATCAATCTCTGCGTCTCTCTCTCGATGCACATAAGGTTTTCAGTTTTATTTTTGCTATATTTTGACATATTTTCCACTACAAAAATATTATTTTTTATTATTTTTGCTGTTTTTGGTACTACAAAAAGGTCTCTTAGATGTCTCAGAGTTGTTTTTACCGAATATATTGTCCCAATTCTCACTAAATTTATTAAAATCTTTGATTGGCCTTGGTCTATCACCCTTACCACCAATCCATTTACCACTCATAATTACTCTTCTTCTAAGGTACTATTCAGTCCTATTCTCTTACCTTTAAGGTCTATATCACCCTCTGCGGTTACTTTACAGTCCTTCTGAGCAGTTATATTGACATTCTCTGTAGCAGTTATATTGGTACTACCAGTGGTTACTAGGTTATAATTACCATTCTTTAACTCTATATCTGCACTCCCAGCAATAAGTACCTTATGGTCTTTGAGTATTATCTCTACATGGTCATTGACTATCTTAGTAATCTTCGTACCATCTGCAATAATCTCTTCTCTAGTACCACTCCTATGGTAAGTGTGTATTCTCTCTGCACCAACACTATCATCTACCTCAAAGACATGTCCACTTTCTGTCTCTGTAACCTTATTATATGGGTATACTGGTTTATAGATATTGTCTCTATTCTTCTTCTGATATAACTCAGATTCCTTCACAATCGTACCATCGTGGCTAATAATCATACTATTGGGGTACTGGGAATAGTCTCCTCTACCAGCAGGATTGATGTCTGATTGGTCGTAATACTCTTCTTTAGGGTAGTTTGTAGGGTCTTGGGTCTCTATGATAGTCCCTGTGCCGTCTAGTTTTTGGTCTATATTTTTAGGTCTCGCAGGCGTATCTGATAACTTAATAGACAGTCCGAATCCCCTTGTTATGTGTTGTGGGTCTTTTCCATCTGGTGTGCCTTCGTAGTCTTCTCTTCTTGGGTCGTTAAATCCCTTGTCTGGAGCCCTTAATACTCCTTCTCCTCTGTCGTCCAACTTGTAATATTTGCCTGGCGTACCGAATAATGTACCTATGACCACTGGGTCTTGCATGTCGTTTCCATCTCTAAAGAACCCCATTACAGTGGTTCCTTCTACTAGTCCATGTGGTGATACTCCTAATCCAGACAATGAACTACCTGTATTTGGCATTAAAACATCACTCCACGGCAGGTCTGGTGTTGCAATATCTTGTTTATCATCACTATGCAACCCATATATTCTTACTCTTACTCTACCTAGAAACATAGGGTCAAAACGATCCTCTACTACACCAGTAAAGAATGACATTTCATTTAATCCACCGAATTTAATCATCTTTGATACCTATATGTTCCCTCGACTTGTCCATCCCAATTTAAGTCTGTTAATCGTCCTTGTTGTTGTTTAAAATCACTATTATATTGTTTATTATATTGTTCTAATAACCAGTCATGATGTTTATTTCTATATTCTTCTTCACTCATATGGTCTAGTGTGAGATTATCCTTGTATTCCAACCACATTTGTGTACAGAAATAATTAAAATCCTTTGTGCCGTCTATCATGATAATTGTCCTTCTAGGTCTTCGTTAGGTGGTACTGGTGGTGCATCGTATCCATCTATATTGACTTCTGCACCATCACTTGCACATGTTAACTGACATACCAGTTCGTCTTTTGTTGCTTGAAAGGTTAATCCAGTGATTAACATCTCTCCATTCTGTATTATTTCTGGTTCTACTCCATCTCCGCCTGGGATTGGTTGTCTTAAATCTAGGTTTATTACCATACCAGCATTGATATTTGTTCGTCCAGAGATAACTATATTCATACTATTGGTCTCTAACATTCGTCTGACTGCATTCCTTCTAAAATTATGCAGTCCAGTATCAGTATGAATACCGACTGTATTTTTATTCACTCCATTTATATTATATATTGGTTCGTATCCGAAATCTATTACTGCATCCTTATAGGTGATAATACTGTCATTTAATCCATCTACATCCTGTACCATTGCATTACCTATATCACCTTCACCTTCAAATCCATCCGATGGTTGATGATATTTCTCTTTACCTATCCTAAATGGTGGGGCTTTACTGATATGAACACCACCTTCCCATTCACCTTCTCCATTTATTTTATATTCTTCCTGTCCCAATACACTATATTCTATCTCTTGATACAATTTAAGTGTAGGATTGTAGGTTATTCTTGTACCAGAATATACTCCATCTCCTGTATTATCTTCAACATTAAATAAACCTGCTCTTGTTATATCGTAGATATCCATTCCTGGCCCTGGCCTTCCCTCTTTACCATCGTCATCATATGTGGCGTCAATATCTCCTGTACCACCTTCTGGTACACCAAATACTACTTCACCATTCAAATATTTAATACCCATCATGTCATCGACTGAATTTAATTTATATCCATTCCTTGCAGTCTGATAAAAATAATAATTATTCTTTGTAGTACCTTCTTCCTTAGACATATTATGCACCAACCAATTAATAGTTGAATTAATTGTCATCTTAGGGACTACTACATGAATATTTTGTGGTTCAGACTGTTCTCTTACTGACATGAATAAACCAGATGGTACTTTCTCGTCATTATCTTGAATAGATAATTCGTTCTTTAATATTTTTGCAGTGATATCTGATAGTGAACCAGAATAGGCCTTGGATAATCGTTTTCTTTTACCTGCTAAGGATTGAGGTGAGATAAAGAATATTCTATATTGTTGTGTAGTTCCAGTATTATCTTTAGTTATTCCATCTACTTTAAATATTCTACAAGTAATGTCTACTTGTTCTTCAAAAGGGACTTCTGAGTCAATACCTTCTATACCAGAAAAATGTATACGAATATATTCCTGTCCAGAGAAACCTATACGATTAAATAGGTTTTGACCATCTAATATTGTAACATAACCACCAATATAATTAGTAAATATAGACTCACTAATCTCAAAGTCTACATAAAGTGATTTAATATCTTGTTGCACTCCTTCATTATTACTAATGGTCATGGAATGCATGATATATCTATTGGGAGTATTTCCACCCTCTGGCATAATTAAGTCCTAATAACTTCTCTAAATTCTTGGAATATTCTATTTGAGAATTTAGCAGGAATATATTTAATAAACCTCTTGTCGTCATTTAATTTTCTTTCATATTCAGCATTGGTTTGAATGTCATATGTTGCATTATATTGTGTTGTTTTATTACCATTTGCATCAATATAATGGTGTGGTCTGTCTTTGTAGTCTGCAAGTGCATGTAGTGTGAATGATTTTCCAGATTTAATACCTTCTACAGTCTCACCTACTTGGAATACTCCTTTTACATCGTTAACTATCACATGATTAAATGTTGGGTCAACTTTAATTGCATATCCTAATGCACCAGATGTTGCACCATGAACCTTTTCACCCATTAGGAATTTACTGGTACTAGATTGTACTATAGATGTAGAATATTCTGCAACCAATGCCTTACCAGCATATTTCCTATCAATATATTTCTCTTGTAGTTGATTTGACCTTGGCCAATCTGCATGAGTTGTTAATTCATCATTAACTAACCAGAATAACCAATATAATGTTGAGTCTCCATATACCCTTGCTGAAAGTGTATCTGGTCTTTCACCATTATCTATATGTAAGTATTCATATCCTGTTGCACCATCATCTGAGTCATCGAATACTCTTACTTGTCTGAATAAATCCTTTGCTCTAACCAGATTACCATCATTCTTGATGTCATAATCCATACTAGGAAAGTGTCTAAAGTAATTTGAAGTTGCCATTATCCTGTATCCTCAGTTGTCTCAGTAGATGGTGGTGGTTTCTGGTTTGCATCTGCATTACTTGTCATGACACCAGCATCCCTACCAAGACCACCCGCACCCATCAGACTATCGATATTATCAGTTCTGTGTATAGATACAAACTTCTTATATCTCTCACTATCCATTGTGATAAGTTCACTAAACTCTAATGATAGTGTTATTCCATTTGGATATATTCCACCATCAAATACCATATCTGGGTTATCTTCATCCCCTTGATTAACCATATTTGGACTACCGATAAATGACATATCTGAACCACCAGAATAATCAACACTAACCTTAGTTAGTCCAGCAGGTAATGGTTTTTCTAACTGACCACTAATAGGCCCGAAATAATCCAACTCAAATGTGTATGGAATATGGAATCTTCTTGGGTTTACATCATCAACTGTAGGTAACGAACAAAGTTTTAATATGTATACTATCTCTGCAATTGCTTCTGAATCTGCCTGATTATATGGATGTAAATCGAATGAATATGAATGTGTTCTGAACCCTGTTCCTTCAAATAATTGGAATTTAACTGGGTTTTGTACTTCACCTTGTGCAATTGGTGTTAATGGTGCAAGTTGTTCCAGTACATTTCTACCTACTTCACTACCAGCTGTTCCAGCAGCATCACCACTGTTCAATAGGGTTTCCCAGAATCCAGTACCACCTTCATTACCCCAAAAGTCTATGTCCATGAGACTACCTGTTACAGCCTGACCTAAACCTATCTCTTCTGTCTTATATGATACTGAGATATCATCTTGTATCTTAGGTAGTGGTAGTGCAATCTCATATCCTCTTCTATTAGCAACCTTCTTACCCATTTGTTTCATTGTTCTAATGATTAGGAAGTTGTTAACAAAGGATTGGTTTTGATCTGTAGGGAACTGTAATCTGACTTTCTTTTCTGGTGTTTCTGATGTTGAGTTAGCACCCAGTTGTAGTTTCCTGTTAACTGAATTTTGTTGTTTCATTATCTCTGCATGAGAGTCAATAGAAGATGGAACATTAGATATATTCACACCAAATTTGGCTGCAAATAAATCATCCAATGCATTTGATATGTTTGCATTGAATAAGTTTCTTTGTCCTTCTAATGCAGAGTTAAGGTCTGCTTTAACTGAACCTATAAGTTGTCCCTTAAGACCTTTGAATAAACCTTTAAATAATGACATATAGTACCCTAAATAGTTTTATATTGAATTCTATAGAGTATTTATATGAGTTACAAAGGAAGATTTAAACCAAAACACTATAATAAGTATAAAGGTGATCCTACAAAGATTATCTATCGTTCTTTATGGGAAAGAAGATTTATGAAATATTGTGATGATAATCCTAATATACTTAAATGGTCTAGTGAAGAAGTTGTTATACCCTATAGAATGGATGATGGTTCTCTCCATCGTTATTTCCCAGACTTCATGATAGAATATAGGGATAAAGATGGTAACATGCAAAGAGAGATAATTGAAGTCAAACCCAAAAAACAATGTTCCCCACCAGTTCGTGGTAAGAAATCGTATGGTCGTTATATTGCAGAGGTGAAAACCTATCGTAAGAATGAATGTAAGTGGGATGCAGCCAGAGAGTATTGTGTCGATAGAGGATACAAATTTCGTATATTAACCGAAGACCACTTGACTTAAGAGTATAAATACTAGTATGGCAGGTAAACTATTTGACAGGTTAGAGAGAGAAGCGTTTCGTGGTGGTATTCAGGCAAGAACTGCTGAGTCCATGAAGTGGTTTCGTACTCGTGTATCTCAAATTAAAAGAGTTAGTGGTAAACAAGTACACTCTGAACAAAGACAAAAATCAAGACATCTATTTGGTGAAATGTATATGATGTTCTATGACCCTAAACACAAGAAAACCCTTCCTTATTATGATAGGTTCCCTCTTGTAATACCTTTCCAGAAAGCAAAGAATGGGTTCTTAGGACTAAACTTACATTACTTACCACATAGTCTTCGTGCAAAGTTCCTTGATGAGTTGTATGATACTGTTAATAATGATAAGTTTGATGCAACTACAAGGTTTAAGATAACATATGATATCCTACAAAGGGTATCACAAAACAATGCATTTCTACCATGTGTTAAACACTATCTTAGTGGACATATTAGAAGTAAACTTGCAGTAGTTGATAGTGCAGACTGGGAAATAGCAATATTCCTACCAACAGAACAATTTAAGAAGGCTAGTCTCTCATCAGTTTATAGAGATTCTAGACGAATCATGAGACAGGCAAATAACTAATGAAAGTAGATAGATTAAAATCCCAAGTCAATTCAATGGCTAGAACTAACCGATATAATGTTGCAATGTTTGGAACTGGGTCAGCAGTTAGTGGTCTTGCAGTAAGAGGTATACATTGTATTTCTGCAACTATGCCTGGCAGAGGATTCATGACCAAGACTCCAATAGAGTTTGGCCCAAGACGAACAGTTCCTACTGCACCACAATTCGATGCATTCGATTGTACATTCCGATTAGAAAACCACATGGAAGATAGAGAATTAATAGAGAAATGGCAAGAAGCTATCTACAGTCCTGCCCCAGATTTTTATATGCATTACTTTGATGACTACAAAGGAATGCTTTACTTAGAACAATTAGATATGTATGACCAAGTTACATATAGAGGTATACTGGTTGATGCATGGCCTATGCAAATGGGAGTAATGCAGTTTAGTGCTGACAGTGTAAATGATGTACAGACAATGACTGCACAATTTAATTACAGATTTTGGTATTCAGAGTTTACTAACTCGAAACCAGACACCTTCATTGGTGGAATTATCCAGAAGTTTGGAAAGAAACTAGGAAGGAAGATAACATCCAAGATTGAGGATGTTTTATTTTAAGTATAAATACTTAGAAATAATAGTGAGGAATATATTATGGCATTACCAAAGGTAAACCAAGTAGAATATACTGCTGAATTACCATTAAGTAAGATTGAAGTAGGGTATCGTCCATTCTCAGTTAAAGAACAAAAAATCTTTTTAACTGCAATGGAAGATGGTACAGCTGCTGTTATCAGTAAGGCATTAATAAATGTTACACAAGGATGTGTTGTTACTGAGAAAGTAGATGTTAGGAAGATACCAGGCCCAGACCTCGAATGGTTGTTTTTACAGATAAGATGTAAATCTGTAGGTGAATCAACAGAAGTGAAGTTCAAGTGTGAACAATGTGGACACATGAATGACACCGAAGTTGACCTAACAGAAGCAACTGTTGGAAGAGGTGAACAAGATTGGGAAGGTACTACTAAGGTACAAATCAATGATACTTTAGGTGTTAAGTTATCTGCACCATCGTTTGGGATTGTAGAATCTAAACTGATGGAAGTGCAGAACTTATCTGCTCAAGATTTATATGATATAGTTTGCTTGTGTATATCACAAGTGTATGATGAAGAGAATGTTTGGGACAGAACAGACTTTAGTCAAAAGGAGTTACATGAATTTGTTGACAGTATGTCATCAGAACAGTTCAATAGAATGATTGAATTCTTTGATGATTTACCAAGACTCCAGTTGATTAAAGAATTTGATTGTACTGAATGTGGTCATCATAATGAGATTGATATACAAGGGTTACAGAATTTTTTCGTATAGCCCTTTCTCATGAAACATTAGCAAACTATATGAACACAAACTTTGGGTTGATGCAACACCATAATTATAGTCTTGCAGAACTGGAAAGTATGTTGCCTTGGGAAAGGGAAATATATATTGCTCTTCTAATGCAATGGCTTGAAGAAGAGGAATTAAGAAGAAAACAAGAAAAGAACCGATAGGTTCGTAGGAGAGAAAATGGCAGATAATGTAGTAATGGATACTACCAGAAATGAAGTCCAGATCGATCTGGATAAGTTCATGGCAATGTCCGAAGAAATATCCGAACTCAAAGACAAATTGAGAGAGGCTACTGACCCAGAACTACAAGACAAAAGAAATCCTTGGCAGAGATGGATTCATCTTGCAAAAGCAGTGGATGCATGGAGAATATGGCCAAGAGCATTCTTAAGTGTCTATATCTTTCTAATTTATTTCGTTGTAATGTGGTTTATAGATTTAGAAGCACCTACAATGGAACAAAGTGGATTGATTAGTATACTGGTTGGTGCTGGAGCTGCATGGTTTGGACTGTATGTTAACAGTGCATCTAAAGATCATGCTGCTGACAACAACAAATAGTTAGGATAACCAATGACGAATACCACTGACAAATCAGTTGACCCTATGTCTCTACAGAGAACAAGAGGAGAAAAGGGTAAATTTGATACAAATGAAAAATGGCAGAAAAAGGTCGAAGAATCTAATAAAGTACAGGAAACTGAACTTAAGAACAACAACAAAGAACTTCAAAAACAAGGTAAGTTAACAGAAGACCAAGCCAAAAGATCAGAAGACCTTCTGGAATCACTCCAGAAGGTTCAGATGGATGCAAGAGCAAAAATGATGAACCCAGAAGTTCATCAAGAAATGGCTGCATCTATTGGTATTCAAAAAGATGCATTCATAATGCATACTAAACAACAAGCAGATGCAGAACAGCAGAAACTTGAACTCCAAAATCAAATAAAAGCAATAGAAGAGAATAATCTTCAATCAACTCAAGCAGGTTGGGAGAAGAGAAATGAACTTCAATCACAAATTGATGCAATCGATAAGAAGAATGAAGATTGGGGTAAGAACAATAACAGTATTCTATTTGGAATTAAATCATGGACTAAAAAGACTTGGGAAGAGATTGGTAAACAATCTTATGGTGATATCCTTAGTTCTGGATTTGGTGATTTAAAATCTGACTTCATGGGTCTTATGGGGCCTGCAAGTTCAGTATTAGCAAACATTCCATTCCTTAAACCTATCGCATCTATAACTGGTAAACTTCTCATGAAGACTATCCATGCTCTTACTAGAACTGAGTTCTGGGAAAAGACCAAGATGGCAATGGCAAAACTCCGAGACAAACTCACACTAAAACAGTGGAGAATGGAAAGGAGAGATAAGAAGAAAGAGAAGAAGAAACCTATGAAGGTCGAAATCGAACAGAAAGGTGGAGACAAAGGTGATAAAGATGGTGGTGGTGGAATGGGCATGGTCATGAAACTTAGAGGACTTGCTATGGTTCTACCAATGTTGGCTGCACCAATAAGACTCTTAGGTATGACTCTTGCTTCTATGGCACCAATTGCAGGGCCAATGGTGGTAGGTGCTGGTGCATTAGGACTTGCACTTGCAGCGTTAGGTGCTGGTGCTGGTGTTGGACTAATGGTACTAGGTGCTGGTCTTGTAGTAGTTGGTGCTGGTATGGTTAAACTTGCAGATGGATTTGAAGCATTCACTGAGTTAGAAGGTGAAAAGATTCGTGCAAACATATCAGAGATTGGTAAGTCTATGGGATGGTTACTTGCAATGGCATGGATAGGAACAATAGCATCTATTGCTGGTAAATTATCTGGTGGTCTACCAGACCTTGCAAACTCATTCAAATCATTTGACCCTACTATAGAAGGTAATGTAGATGGTAAAGAAGTTGCAGCGAATATCAATGCACTTGGTACTGCAATGGAATCATTAGGTTCAATTACATCTACTTCACTAGGTGCATCATTTAAAGGTTGGGTTGGTAGTTTCTTCACTGATGATGGTGAATCACCAATGCAGAAATTAGCAAATGACCTTAAAGCATTTGAAACAGTAGATGGAGAAAAACTTGCACTTGCAGCTCCTGGCATCATAACCCTATCGTCTGCAATGAATGAATGGGGTAAGAATGCACCAGAAACAGGTGTATGGGATGCAATAGGTGCTGGTTTAGGTTCCTTGTTTGGTACTGATATGATGTCTACTCTAGACAAGGTTGCAAACTTACCGCCAGGCATTGATAAGAAAGCAGAAGCACTTAAGTCTGTTGGAGAAGCATTTGATTCTCTTGGACAAGGTATTAAAAACCTCAATGACCAAGATTTAGATAGGTGGTGGAAGTATGTAGTTAAAGGTTTAGAAAGAGTAGACCATGTAACCATTACACCATCTGTTGCAGTTGCAAATGTTGAAGGGATGATGACTATGGGAGCAAAACATGGTGTCGTAATCAACCAAGCAGCTGGAGTAGCATCCTCATCAGCACCAACAGTAAACACAATGGCAATGCAAAGTGTTGCTAACAATGTAGTTAATGCAAACACTAGAAAAACCTATGTTGCACAAGGTGTTAAATCAATTCAGGCACAAAATATCTCTGACCAGAGATTAAGATAAGTTGATTGACTGGCCCCTTCACCCGCCGTCTAATCCGATACTACTCTGCCGCTGTTAGTATCTTTCCTCGTTTCTTATACCTAACCCTCGACCCTTCGTTGGTATAGAATCTCCAGATTCCATTGGTGGTTTATCTGGCCCCCGCAATAGTTTTAGTCGTGCATAATATTTATATAAAATTCAAGTTTGACTAAAACTTAATTTACATCATTCGCAAGTTTTTCAAAGTACGACATGTTGTCGTCCTCATCTGCATCTGTACTTGGTATAGAAGTTTCAGATACACTTGGCATTGGTGATGGTTGTGCAACATCAGTCATATCTTCTGACCTACTCGCTGCAGTAGCAGTTGGAACTGCAAGTCCTAAAACTCTATCGAGTTTCTCTTTCAGTTCGTCATAAGATTTAAACTGGTCTGGTGCGATTACACCTTGCAGTGAATGTTGTGAATTCCAAGTTGCTTCCAACTGGTCATCATTATCAAACAATGGAGCAGCAGCACTGAACTCTGACTTATCATAGTTCCAGAAACCATCTACTTTTCTTAGTTTGATTTTAAAGTTTGCACCTTCCCACAAGTCAAAAGGATTAACTGGTGTTTCATCCTCAAATTGTGGTTGCATTTTATCTTTCAACATCTCGAAGATTTTCTTCCCAAATCTGTATAGGAATACTTTACCTTCATTCTCTGGATGTGCTGGGTCAGAAACAACATATATGTTAGAAACATAATGTAGTCTTCGTTTCTGTTTCCTTGCAATATCCTTATTGGCTTCAACACCAGAGTTCCAGAGTTCAGTATTGTACTCTGATACTGGGTCTTGTTTATTGAGAGTCGTTAAACTTTTCTCAATATACCAACCACCTGGCCCTTGAAAACCATGATCCCAATACTGAACCCAAGGCATGTCTTCACCAGTTGGTGCAGGCAAGAACCTTACTTCAGCATAACCATTACCAGATTTATCCATTTCTATTTTCCAGAAACGATCATCAGCAAAGGATTTTTGGGTATTATTACCACCAGAGGTCTCTAGTGATTTTTGCAGTGTATCGAACCCACTGCGGGATTTCTTTAAGTCTTGAAAAGACATAATTTACTCCTCGTATTTATCGTATTAATCGTATAACACTTCGTGTGTCAGAAGGTGAACACTAAGTTCATCCTTCATATAATAATAATTTATGTTTTGGAATCTGTCAAGCAAAACTTTCAGTTGATTTGTCTGAGACATCCAACCTCTTTCGTCTTCCTCTTTCAGTCTAGTGTTCTCTGGGTCATCTAATGTCCCATAACATCTAGTTCCAGCATAAATATTATTATAAGTATTTATATCATAGTTCCAGATGGAATCGAATCCAACATAAACTATGTTATCATACTTTCCTGTCATGGATGCCATTGCACTTGCAGTGGTTCCACAAAAGAAATTCTCGAACAAGAAAGGGTCATCTTCTGGCCCTCTCACTTCTGTAATTCTGTAATCTTCTTCTATACCTATCGCTTGCATTTCTAGGATACCTACATTCCCATTACCCTTTCCATGCATAGTGATATGTGTATGTTCTGGTCTTATCCATTCTCTCACTGGGACATCCATTGTTGATTTAATCACTGGATATTCTTCATCCCTATGTAATGGTTCTGTCCATTCTCCAGAGAAATAACATTTGTTGTACTTAGGGTATGCTGATTCAGCACACTCACCCATGATACTAACATCTACTATTGTAAGGTAGTCTGGAGTATAGTCTCTAAACAGTGCATTACAACCCCATACATCCCCGCCAAGCACATCTAAGTTCAATCCTATCCTAGACTGTCCATTACCTATGATATATGCAGTCCTTAATTGGTCTAACATTAGGTATGATGTATGTGGTAAATTCTTATTCAATGTCTCTAGTGCAGTTGGTTGTAGACTGCTGTAATCAAAGTGTAAAGGTTTGTCATTTCGTCCAAACATCTATCATTATCTCACTCACTTTCTTTTTATCATATGGAAGAAATGGTATCAATTTCTTCATTCTTGTTTTAAATTCTGGCCAAACATACTCTTCTTCTATAGGTAAGGCATCGGTGAATTGTAACCTTGATTCAATGAGTCCATATGTAATGGGACTAATAGTTCTGGATAAGACACTACGACAAATAACTGGATGAGTATTATTATCGCAAGTAAATAAAGTATCCAACCCCTCTGTAGATGATTCCAGAACTTCACAATCTCTTCTGAAACTGTATGTAAGACTTTGTATGTACTTCTTATAAGATTTGTAATTGTTTTCACATTCTTTTCCTAACATGTCGCCTATCCATATATCCTCATGGATAAAATTAGATATAAAGAAGTCCTTAAGTTCTCCTTTATACTTTTTGCCGACCTTCGCAAAATGGTATTTATCTTTTCTCTTAAGGTAACTATCAAATGTGGCACTCTTAACTTTTCCATTATACTTCACCCAATCATAATCAGATGTAAAATGAAGTTTAAGTGATAAGTAAAGTGTATATGCATCAAATCCTTGTCTTGAGTCTACCATATTGAAGTTTGTTTTCTTCTCATTTCTGCTTCTGCTTCACGAATCTTCTGTAACTGAATCTTTCGTTTCTTATCGTTAATCTTCTTCTGTCTCAATTCAGAAGGTTTAACATAATACTGTCTTCGTCTAACTTCTTGGATGATTCCATCCCTTTCGACTTTCTTCTTGAATGCCCTCAACAGTTGGTCAAAGGATGGTTTCCTATTCTTCTTCTGGAACTTCTTATTCCTTTGGTAACCTTTTTGTTGTTGTGGTCTTCTATATGGTTTTGACATTATCTTCCTTGGCCCCTATACGCCTTATGTGATCTTTTTTTCGATTTGTTCATCGTTGACATGGCAATCTTTACCTTTCTACTTCTACCACCTGTACCCTGTGATGAACACTTTCTGGTTGGTGTTACTGCTTTAATCGTAAATGCACTTCTTCTTTTTGCCATGTTTTATGTTTCAAATTTTGTTAAAGTTCCTTTACCTCTCTTTGTGTTGGGTTTTAAGAAATTTAGGTTAGTTGCATCCGCCTCTATCTTTTCTTTTAGTGGTGGAGTTATAAGATGCTTGACCGATTGTGGGTCTAGATAATGTTGTTCACAAAAGACTACTATCGCATCAATGTAGTTCATGTTTTTGTCTGCAACTAATTCCTCTATTGCAGCTGTGAATCGTTTTTTCGTAATTATCATTTTTTTATCTACTATATTATTATCTCATGGATTCTTTATTTGTCAAGTAAAAAGTTTTGCATTATAAATAATATCGATGTGTTGGAATAAACCAGCATTATAATACTAAGGAGTTTTACTAAAATATAAAATGGGCCACCTAAGAAGTGTACTGGCCAAGAACAAAGATGAATTGGAAACATTAAGGGATATCCTAGAATTTACATTCTGTCTGATAACACCGCTTGCAATCCCAGTCCTACTAATGTATCTTGCATAATTATTTACCATACTGTTCTCTATACTCGTTTCTAAGAGTAACCAATTGGTCTACCCAACGATCACTTGGTTCATCAATAAACAATTGAGAAGTACCATCGGACACTGCAATTAGTGTAACGATAGATTCAACACGCTCTCCAGTTCTTTCCTCAAACATTTTTGCATATGCAGTCTCTTGACAAAAGTAATTTGTTATCCATTCTGGTTTCTTTGGTTTAGCACTCGTTTTAAAATCGATGACTGCAAGTTTACCATGCCACTCTGCAATACAATCTACTCTACCAGCAAGTTGTAGTTCATCACCATAAAGTGGTGCCTCAAGTGCATGGACTGTTCCAATCTCATCCAGAAGTTGTTTTACTGAATTGAATGCAAGTTGTGTTGTAGGCATTGCAGTCTTATACTTCTCTTCAAAGTTATCACTTCTGATATAATCTTCAAATAATTGGTGTGCAGATGTACCATGTCTACTTGCTTGAGTTGATATCTTATTTGCTTTCTTTTCACCAACTCTCTTTCTCCACTGTTTGATTGCTTTCTTATTTGCAAGTCCAGTAACAGATGTTACTGATGGGTAGTTGTTACCATCTGGTGTGGTATAATATCTTTTCCCATCTATATTTGTTGTAGGAAGTTTCTGAAAGTTGTAGTCTAATATTGTATGTGTCATGTTAATTTATCTAATCCATGTTTTTTAATTACTTGGTCTCTCTTCACTTCTGATGCAGTTCTAGTCTTGACTTGTTTTGCAAGTGCAGATTGTGGATGTTTATCTGCAACCTTATGTAATACTTCGTTGAATCCACCTTTACCACCCATGTTGGTTCTGTCTCCAGACTTACTAATAATCTGTGGTGCTTGAACCATTCTTTTAATATGTGGGTTCTCTTCTAGGTAAGTATCTGCTTCAGATATACCCATAAACTTTTCAAACTCTTCACCTGTTTCAGTGTTTTGAAATACATAAGTAGGCATTAATCTCTATCCTCTTTACTGAATATACTCCAGAAGAGTATCCAGATAGTTCTGAGGATAGGAAGTCGTTCTATGTTCATGATACTCTTATCCTCTTCTCTAGGGTCTCAATCTGTTTGAGTTGTTCTTTGGTGGGTTCTTTTATAGTCTGTAGTCTTTCTAATGCTCTAGACCTTCTTGCTTGTCTTCCACCTGTATGACTAAATTTTCTTAACTTCATGCTGTTTCTCTAAACCAATATGGTGTAGGTCTATTCTTCCATGTGGAGAATGAACCTTTGTCGTTGATATAATACTTTCTGTATGCAAGTATAGAACTTGTCATCTTATACTCTTCTGGCATACATTGTGGTGGTGGGTTCCATGTAACTTGTGGTATGTTGTCTGGTGCTTTTGCAAGTGGTACTCTGAGTTGTCTATCACTTGCATGTTGTTTACCATATCTATATGTGTACTCATCACTTAATGCAACAAACAAGTCATAAAGATATCTGTAATGCATATGTGAAGACCTCACCCATATAGTTGATGGATGGTTCACATGTGCATTCTTATAAAGTTTGTGGGTATCTGCATATTCATCACCATCTAACTGACGATGTGCAGTAGATAACATTTGTGCAGACTCTAGTATCATCTTGACACAATGTTTGTCGTTGTGCATCTTAGCACATATGGTTGGATCACTGTCTAAATAAAATATATTCATAATATAATTATACTAGCAAAATGGATTTTTGTCAATCAGAATCTTTTTGCATTTGGTCATCGTATTCATTAGACTTCATCTTCTTGACTTTATCTAATTCTTTCTCAATTGCATTCTTCTCTGCAACTAATTCTGCAATACGAACCATCAATTCTCTGTTCTGTTTTTCCATTTCACGAACATTACCTTCAAGAATTTGGTAAGTGTTTGGCATTTCTTTTATCTCTTACTTTAAGTTGTGCTTGGATTATAACCTTCTCTTTCTCTGTAAAAACATCGATAGATTTAGGCCCCCAGACTGTTCCAAATCTCGTAAGTTTATCACATGCAGATAACATATTATTCCATACATCATCTTCTGCACAACCCTTCCGATCTTTCTCGAACAGTTTACGACTAAACCTTAATGATTTGGTCTTATTCTTTTCTGCATATTCAGCTATTTCCCTGCCGATTTCTGCCAGTTTTAACTCTCCCTCAGTCATATCATAATATCCCATTATATACTCCTTGAGTTAATTATAAATTGTTACCATTATACAAGAATATGTACCCTACAGTCAATTGTTTTCTGGAAACAAAGGAACAACCTTTGCACCTTTTTGTCTCTGTAGTTCTTCTTCATCTTGTTTTTTAATTTCTTCAATATCTTCTTCTAATTCTGAGGGAACTGGATAACCGAAATTTTGTAATAGTTCCTTGATATGTTGTGGTTCCATAAAGAGTTTATCAATACTGTCTTCATCTTGCCATTCAGTAAAGATATCTTCATTAGACTCTTGCATTATGGATTGTCTTGTTCTTAGGTAGGTATCACTGATAAGTGATAAATGTGTGATTGCTTTATATAATGACAACCAATTAGGATTTATATCCAATGGGTCGAGGTCTGGGTCGTCTGCATATGCAACTGATATCTTCTGAAACCAACCATCGTTTTGGGTTATGACAAGAGCAAGATCACCCTTGTTCATCTTTAAAATGTGTTCTGTCATTAACTTGCTAATGGATGTCCACTTGGGTAGACTGTTGAATTTGGAATTGTTCCATCTTTATTGGTAGAATATTTGTCTTCATTCCATACACCATTTCTAGATAAATGTGCATATCCATTTCTATTCCACCAGTCTTCTAATTTGGTAACTTGTTCTAAACTACCACCAGTTACCATTTCATATTGTATTTTCATGTTCATAGATGATATTAGGAAACCATCTGCACATGATTGTTTTTGGGTTAACCTTCCTGCCTGATACTCTCTTAGATAGTCGTCTGCATATCTCCAGTAGACAGTTACTTTTGTTGAACCATCACCTTGTTTTTCAAACTCTTTCCAAGATGGGTTTACAACTCCAGTTCTAACACTCCAGTTAACTGCAGCCATATGGCCTGGGTCAAATGTCTCTGATTCTGGCCCTGCATTTTCAGCAACATTGTTTGCATCTGCAATTCTTGTTGCTTCGTCTCTACCATCTGTCCTTGTTGCACCTTTAGCACTACCATCATGGAATGTCCATGAATCACCATGAATTGAATTCTCATTGTGGTCTGGCCATTCTGCATCAGATGGTGAAATTTGAGCTGCACCCTGTCGAGTATCAGTTAAAGTAAATGTACCAGCAGATGGATCGAGAATTCCATTAGGTGCAGTTGCATCATCATCTGCCCTTTGTGTTAAAATTTTATCTAGAACAGTATAATCTGAACCAGACCTTAATGCCATATGTTTAGTAAATACTACTTCTGCATCATCTTTCCAACTTGGTGCTGCCATTTTTTAACCCCTTGTTACTTTTTTAACTCTATCAATCTGTTGATTGATAATTGCCTTTCTGTTAGGCCAATAGATGTATTCTTTATCCTCATTCTCCATAAGTTTGTAGAGTAGTGGTAGGATAAGTTCTTCTGCTTCTGCAAGACTTGATTTCAATTTACTAACTGCAACATCTGTTGAACTACCGATGTTTGATTTTGCATCTTCTAGTTCATCAAGTGCAGATGAGACCACTTTAGTAAGTACATCTACCTTACTATCAAGTTCCTCAATTTGTTTTACATTCACAGCACTCTTAGATGACTCTGCAACTTGTTTAAGGTCTTCTGCAATCTTCTCTTGAATTGCAGCTGCTTCACCAGTCTTAGTTACTAGTTCATCTTGGTCTACTGCGGTAAAACCGAAATCTAAATCTGCCATTTATTATTTCCTCTTAGGTTTTCTATTTGCCTTAGGTACATCTTTCTCATCGTCTTCCTCTGCTACTGTGTCGCCCTCTTCTGGGGTCGCCTCTTCAAAGGAAGCACCACCAAACTGTTCAGTATTGGTTGCACCTTGAGCCTGTTGTATCAATTGACTCTGATGTTGGGATTCTGCAAGAACCTTATCTCTGAGATTACCTATTGCAGTAAACTCTTCTGCCTTGAATGCACCCCTATTAGCAGCAGTGTCAATAATTGCAATCATAGATGTAAAATCTTGAAGATTTATAAATCTTAGTTGCATCGCATTTTGCTGTTCAGCCATAATAACTCCATTCTAAATGTGGTGGATACTGGAATAGTTTTGTACCCACTCTTAAATGATTAATTGACTCCTTACTATCCCAACTGGTTAAAGTTAATACCTTCATAACGACAGTTAAGATCACCCCCTTATCTTTCAAGTTGGTTTTTCAGTCCTCACTCACTCATTCTAAAAATTACCCCATCACCCTAAAAAGGGCCAGATGGGAATCTACTTATTGGATTAGGACTTGTACTTCCTACATCCACCTTTTTCTCTACTGGAACTTCCCAGTCTGGATTGGCACATGACCAACCTCTGCCTGGCACTTTCCAAGTAGAAGAATTCTTATCGTATAAAAATTCAATTACCTCATCATTCTTTGGATCAAATAATTTTACTAGACCATAGATTGGGTCAAAGTGTCTTACTTCTGCAATGGTACTAACACCATCCCTATCATAAGTTACACTTCTCTCTAAATCTGTTACACCTAGTTTATTTGTTGAATCCATAGTAGTATTTATACTTATTGAGGTGTTAGATTGAACCCAGCAGCCTCACAAACTTCTTTTGTGATGTTCTTAAATGGCATTTTCTTTTGTCTAATTTCATTTAAGAATTCTGCTTCTGATGTTTCCAAAGACCTTAGAGTATCCAAGAATATCTCTTCTCTCTTAGCAGGTTTTGCTTGTGAACGACCACCTTCTACCCAATACTGCATTCTTTTATAAACACGAATGAGTCTTTCTGGTGCCATATCCATAGCACCTGCTGGTGTATCTGGGTCTCCGATTACAAAATTATCTGGTAATCCTTCTGGTAAAGTGAACACAACTCTATCATCAAATGCAGCCTTTAAACAATAAACTACATCTGCCCTTTCAGTAAACTTAGATAGTTGTGCAACTTGGTCTTTCTTACCTCTTAATGAGTTAACACCCTTAAGTATTTCTACAACACTTGGGTTTCTAGGTAAAGTATCAGCAGTCCATTTCTTAGGTGCAGACGATTTCTTAGGTTCTTCAACCTTGTCTGGGCCCTTAAGAACTTTCTCTTTGGTAGAACCTTTTTCAATTGGTTCTATAACTGGTGAACCATTTCCATCATAACCGAAGTCCTCTTCTTTGATTCCATTAGAACTCTCATCGAGTTGTTCAATCATTTCTTGAGCAGCAGCCATTTGATCACCAATATCTACTTTTTTCTGTTTTTCTAAAGTTTTTTTGTTTAAGGAACCTTTAGGTCGTCCCCTTCCTCTTTTCGCCATAATCAAAAATCTCCGATATGTTCTTGCAATTCCATTAACCTATTCTTAATAAAGTAGTTGAGTAGACCACTTCTTGGTTTTGGATTAAAGTTCTCAAACTCTTCCAGAATTGCATCTTTATATTGTTTAGGTATATAGGTGAGATCAATAAGTGTTCTATTTCTCTGGAAGTTTCTTTCTACCTCACTGTCTTTTTCAACCAGTGGGTCTAATAAGATACCTCTTTTCTTTTTAGAAATAGGTCTCTGCCTAATACCTTCTACTATACAATCATCTTGACTTAAAACATTAGGAACTCCATCCCCTTTGTCTCCACTTATAATGTGGTTTGCAAGATATTCTGTTGCCTCATTATTATTTAGTGTGATAGTTTTTCTTGTTATTGGTGAATACTGATTGACTTTCTTGTATCTCTGTAACTGTTGAAAGTCTTTATCACCACTAACTATCATAATGTTCTCAGAGTCCCCATATCGTTCACAGAGAACCCCTATAACATCATCCGCTTCACAACCCCATACATTGAGATACTTGTATGGGAAATTGTCTCTCAGTTCGTCTCTAACTTTGTTGAGACACTCAAATACTAGATTCCAATCTAAATCAGATTCGTCTCTACCTTTTTTCCTATGTGCTTTATACAGAGGAAAGAAATCTTTTCTCCAATAATGTATAGAATCCGAGCAGAGAACTACTTCTCCAAACTTCTTAGTATATTGTTTTCTATAATTCGCAATTGATTTAAGACAGATATGTCTTACCAAGTCCTCAGAGATTGGGTCTTTTCCACCCCTAGTCTGAGCCATAAGTGATGCAATCATCACTTGAGTCAAGTCTATTAGTATCATTTAATTCACTTTCAATAATATAGTGTGTTGGTTTATTCTTCCTGTTGGAATGGACGATTTTGTGTTTATTTCATCCATTACTTTACTTAATACTATTTTACCACCTTTCTGTATTCTGTCAAGGAAATAATCTGTCTTGTTTCCTATCTTCTTAGTGGTTCCTCTAAAATTCTGTAATGTAGTTCCTTTGATACCAATTCCACCTCTATCCAGTGCAAGGTATCTGGTGATTTCTTTTGTCTTGGTGTTGAATGCCCAGAACTCCATAGAACCGACAATCATTGTAGGGTCAAGTGATGTTAGTTGGTAGTCTGCATCACTCCACTTGTACTTTAGGTTCTTAGATTGTTGTTCTGCACTGTAAATCTTTTTCTTTCTTGGTTTTCTCTTCGATTTACCATCGGCATATTTCTCTATTGATTCAATAATATCTTCATGAAACTTTTTAAACTTTCTTAATTGTGGTTTAGTTAGGAATGAATATCCTTCTTTAAGTTGTGGGTCAGTACCATCTAATGCTTCTGTAACTTCTGCAAGATTAGGTCTAAAGATATCTGCAATCTTTAATGCAACTGGCCCAGATACTTTCAAATCTTGTAGATATGCAAATGTGTTAAAATCTGATTTCATGTTTGTAGATTCTAATACACAATCTATTGCATAGTCTATCTCACCACTCAATACATTTGCTTTATTCTGTATTCTTTCTTGAATGGATACAAATGGTTTCTTAGGTTCGTATTTCCTTTTCTCTTTTGTAGTGTTAATCTTTTTAACGATACTATCGATTAATGGTTTAATCTTTTCTTCTACAGTCATACCACCCAAGTTTGGTGGTTCTGGGAAATCTGGGTCTGTTATACATGGGACTTGTCTTAACTCCATACGAGCAAGACTTGCTGTTGAATTAGGAATGTGGTCTGAATACTTTCTGACTTTATCAATATACTCTGAATGATACTCATTATGTTTCATCCAGTCTGCCAACCAACCACTTAGTTGTTCTTTTTTAGACATATAAGAGTACCATTGAAAACATGCATGGATGTTTCCTTGATAGTTTTCATCTGGTTCTGGCCCATAATGAATTTCGTCTATTGTCTTTTTTCTTCCCATAATAAATTAATTATTAATTAAGTATCATCTGAATAAAACAGATGGTCTTGGTGAACTGCCACTTGGTGATATACTTCACTCCAAAATGGTTTCACCTTCTTAGAATGATACCACAATGCACCCTCTGTATTATCCTTTGGTCTTTTAAAAATAACCGAAGTCGCAAGTGCATGGGATTCATTCCACGCAGTCATTTCATGTTCAAATGGTTCATCTGACTTTCCATCGCAGTACCACGAGAACTGACATGAATGTAAATCAATTCTACCACTAGGGTAGTATTTTGTTTGTTTTACAACACCACAAATGGTGTTAGGGAATCTTGGGTCTTCTACTCTATTCAGAGTAACTTGAGCAACTGCAAGTCTTCCCTCTTTACTTTGATTCCTTGCCTCCCAGTATATATTTTCTGCAAGGCAACGAATCTCTTCTTCCGAAGCATCCAGAGCAAGTCGTTTAATTTCTTCTTCTCTCCGAATTTTTTCCAATTCTATATGTTCTTCAATTCGATCAATTTGTTCTTGTTGAATCTCATTCTCTGTTTTGATATTATGCGTATGTACTATTACTGCAAGAATCAAACCAGCCGTAAACATTACAAGTGCTGGAAATCTATCTCTCTTATCCATAGGCACCTCTTTTTTACAGTGTCGAATTTTATTTATCACTTTTAAGATTTTAAGATACTATAAAGGTTATCAAATTTTTAACTAAAAAGAGTAATCCGACCCCATTTAGTATAATTAATGCCCTATCTTTCCATAATAAGGACACTACCAACCATAAGGATACACCCACAATTGATAGAACTAAATCGTACATTTCTAACCCTACAACACCTCTTAGGGACATTGCCATCAACACAAATGCAGATGCAATCCATTTAATATACCAGTCTAAAGTATACTTTGGTGTTGCAGATTTAAAAATCCTTTTTGACTTTAATATTTCTTCTTTCTTAAAGTCTCCTATTTTAACTTCCTTCGTCATAAGTCTTAGTCCATGCTGTAAACACTTCCATTGCTCTCTGTTTTGAGAGATTAAACTCATCTTCCAGTACCTTTGGGGCACCAAACATATTCATCAATCCACTTTCACGCAGAATGTCTAGAAAGATAAAAAACCTTTCATTTTCGGCACCTTTAGATGCCACATTTTCACTTATCATAATTCTTCTCCTAATAAGTTGACTCTTCGTACTCTCTTATTTGAGAGTTGTTTGTTCTTTTTTGTCTCTTTCCTTGAAAGAGAATTAATAACTTCTTTTTTTGCTCTTGGTACTCTTTTCTTTGTCATCTTTTTAGTTTGATAAATTTCCTTCGTGCTTTGGAAAACAACTTGGATGGTTTTTTATAAAAGATTTCTTCTTTTGTTCCTGTCTTGATATAACCTACATTCTGATTCTGTTCATTAAAGATGTAAGTATGATTGGGAACTTTTTGGTTTCCCCAATCTGTTATCTCTTTTAAATATGTTAAACTCAAAATATACCTAATGCGATTAATAGGATAAGGATGAATTCATCGATTATCATTATTCCTACAAAAATCTTTACTAATAATAATTTCATATCTCTACTCCAAAATGGTGAGAATTGCATGTCGATTGATGATAGGGAAGGAGAGAGTTAAACCCATCTGTCAACCAGCACCTTTAGGAAATAATCCAATTTACATCTGCCATGTTGACATGCAATTCTCGTAACTGTTAATATTTCATATTGTCTTCTGCACAATAGTTGTACTTCATATCGAAAGCAGTCTTGAACTCTTCATAAGTTTCAGCTTTACTTCCATAAATTTCTTGAACTTCTTCAAAACATGGATGTGAATCATCACAAAGATATCCCATATTGTTAATCTCTTTGATTCGTACATCCTTCCATTCTTGTGTTTTAAATCCTGCCATTACACTCTCCTTATGCTGCTAAATTGTCCCTATACTCACAGGCAGTTTTATTATCTACCCATTGTCCATTGTCAAGTTCATACTCAGACTTATATGAACCATCTTCCCTACCACCTTCTAGGGTAGGAATCCAAAATTCTCTTTGCCTAATGATACCACGAACATGATCCATCATTAAAGGACTTCCAAGTTTCTTACATTGCCAACCACGACCAATTGCAAAGTTCTCTTCAAAGATAACAGGTGCTTCCCATTCTTCACAAACTACTTTGTCGTCTTCGACAACATCTATATCGATGATGTACTCTTTAGACATAACATCATCGTACTCGATTAATTTCTTAATCTCAGGCACGATACGAATTCGTGCATCACGAGGATCAACATCTTCAACCACATAAGTGGAACCACCTTTAGGTTTCCAGTAATCATTACCCTCGCCAGGATTATCACAATTATAATTCTCTAGATATTGGGTTTGTATTACTAATTTCATATGTCCTCTCTTTTTAAGTTATTTCTCTATGTTTCTATTATACGAAAAAATGTACCCTAGTGTCAAATGTTCTCTGCTAAGAGTTCTTCCAAATCCCACTCTGCTTCATCTTTATCGTTATCAACAGACCTTTTTAAATCCTCAAATGGTTCAACCAAGTCGTAAATTGCAGACTCTAATTTGTTTACACATTCACGAACTTCTTTGATTTTCCACTCTAAATCGTCTTTATCGATACCATACTCTTCTGCATAAGACTCAACTTTTAAGTAAATATCAGAAGGTACATCGTTGTACTTAATCTCTTTAGTCTTTGCATTGACTAAACCAATAGCAGAATCAAGGTTATCAGATTTCTCTTCTAATGCCTTGATTTTCTTTTCTAACTCAATTTTCATTTAAAACTCCTTTTTTTATTTCAATTCCTTTTTTAATCCAATCGATTATTGAAGGTTTTAATGCAAATGCA